GCATCACATAATCGGCGTGATAGTAAATTGCGCCATCTGTGATATCAATAAAGGGAATCTCGTTAGATAAAATTGCTGTTGACAAGTCAAGGAAATATTGGTATTCTTTTTTGTTATGTGGTTTATCACTCTTGCCATCACAATACCAGCTGAACTGACATCTGTGTTTAATAGGGAACCGAACCTTGGGGTCTTTCCATGATGCGCGTGTAGGGCCTTGCTCTACTACTCCACATACAGTATTAGGGAACCTTGAGTCATTAACCCTATTAAGAACAACAGCACTAACCGCCAGCACACCAGCGGTGCCTTGACTCCTTGCTTCATGATACATGTTCATTGCGAGACATTCATTAGACCTGTCGTCTGATATGCCGGGCATTGGCGTCATGGAACCGGCAAGTAGTGACGCTGCGAGCAGCGTTTCAAGTCCGTTCACATTTCACCTAATTGTTCAATGAGATACTGCCGAGCATACTTTGTTGCTGTGCTAGTCTTAAAGTACATACCAGCATCCTCAACCACCTCATCAATGGTAAAGTCTTTCATACCACCATAAGAGTATCCGTTGCAGAACTCTTCAATATCCATCATATAATTTTTCATCTTACTCATTTAACAATCCTCATTTTTCTCTTCTAACTTCTTCTTCTGCTTTTTCAAATTTACAATATCCTCATGGAGACGTTCATAATCTTTTATATCAAACAACTTCGATTCCATTCGATTTGCAAGAGTTTGTGCTTCTTCAATCAATCCCAACAAATAAGAGAAGTTTAAAGTCTTATTACATTCTCGCATTTCATTAAGAACATCGCATAAATATCTATTCGCCATCGTTATGTTTACTCATTTAATATTCCTCTTTCATATCTTCACGGCCTGCAATTCCTACGTCTTCACAGAACCGAACGAACAACCCCAACTGACGGCCATATGCCTCAATTTCCCAAGGGTAATCCCAGTAATCAATATCGTCCATGTGCATCTTCTCACCTTTGAAGCGAACCAACTTGGGGGAGTTTACATACTCATACATTTCATCTTTTGCCCACTGCTTGACGTGAACCATCTCATGGGCAAGAGCAGTTAAAATATTACGGATGCTCATGGTAGAGTCAAGTTCAATCGTGAACTCACGGGGGCGGCGCATCTCATCTTCCCATATGCACGAACCTTCCATATCGTATTTCGTGGCAAGGGTGTGATTCATATTGATATTGATTTCAAGACCAGCTATCAGGCGTTTGCCCATCAGTTTCTCAGCATACCACCAAGTGGCCTGATTAACCAGTGTGCGAACCGCCTTATTGGAACCAGTGATATTAACTAACATTTAAAATACCACCAGACAGAACCATCCTGCTGCAAATAGGGTTATCATGAACATCGTTTCGACTGCTATTGTTGCGATCTTTTTCATTTTCAATCTCCTAGAGGTAAAGGGGGCCGGTCCACCGAATGGTGTAACCACCGTCAAGGATGTTTCCCCGGGCAGCGTTCCGAGCGGGAGCAGCGTAACCAGCGGCTTTCAGAATATCGCCCAGGGCGAACTTCTTGTCCTTGTCAGTGTTGACAACAAAACCCCAAACGCTACCACCTTCGGTGAATACCTTGATGTATTTGGAACCCGTCTTATAGGTGATTTTCTCATTGAACTCGGCAATCATCGTCTTGTTGATATCACTGAGAGTGCCTTTGGCACAACCCATAGTCCAGTTGAGATAATCATTCTTGATGTTCTCAATCAGGGCGGTCATTTCGGTGTTCATAACAATCTCTCTCATTTCTCAGTTTATACCTTATTATAGACCATAGAACAGGGTTTGTCAAGGGAAATCGTAGCCTCTAAGTCATTGATTTTAAAGGAAACTCAAAAAAAGTTACCCGGCCGCGAGGCCAGGAGCTTGGGGATAGGTATCATGAGCTATAACCATGTAATTATCATCCCAATCAAATGCCTCTTTGACCACGTTCTCAGACAGGCCCTTATATTTTTGGTGTAAAACTTTGTCCTTCGCTGCAACAAGAATATCAGCCTCATCTGGATGTAGACTCTCCAACAATCCAACAAACATCATCTCACGTTTGTTTTGCGCTAATGTAGGATCACCACCCTCAATATAATGGTATAACTTACGAGCTTCATACGAAAGATTGTTATGCTCCGTGCCTTCTGGAGCCTCATTTGGCTTATAAGGAACCTCGCCGTTTGGAAGAGCCCATTTGATTTTGGGGTCAAATGAAGACTTAATCACCATACGGAGCGAGTCCGTTTGATACTGCCTTAGAAAGGCAACCTTGTCCTTTTTTGATTTGAGTTTTGATACCTTATCAAAAATCTCTGCGAAACTTAAAGTGTATGTGTCTATTGCCATTAGAATTCTCCTATCGATTCAACGAGGCTGCGTAACCTCTTCTGTGTAAAATAATTTAGTAGTTTGCTTCGGTCGCCTTCTGGGGATTCTTGATATTCCTTGAGGATTTCTACAAACAACTCCGGGGGCGATTCCTTCAGATCAATCAGTTTCTTGTTTCTCTGATAATTGCGCTTGACCTCATCGTTAGGAAACTCGCCAGTAATCATAGTTTGAATTTTCTTCTTACTTAGGGGTTTCTGCCGAAGACCTTCAACAAAGGTATTGTCTGGAGATAGCACGTTAGGAATGCCGTCGCTGCTGTCGCCCTTCAGAATGTGTTCATCCAGATAAATGTAAGGATCAATACCATTGACAAATTTCTTGGTAATTGTGCTGTATTGTGTGACGTTGCGATATTTCTGTAACTGAATAAAGTCCTTGTCACCAGACAAGATTAGTGTCTTGCCGTTATCAAACTCCAGCTCACCACATAGTGCAGCGATAATGTCATCTGCCTCTGCGCCATAAACCTCTAGGTGTTTGTAAGGAAAGAACTCTTTCAATTCATCCCGAACCGCATTTAGCACTTCAAAGATGGCATCCCAATCTTTATTATCGGATTCTCTACTCTTCTTGCGACTGTGCTTATATTCAGGGTAATAGTCCCTGCGCCAGTAGTGCTTGGAGTCATAACATAGAACCAGCTCACCATACTCATCGCAGAACCTCATGCGATACATGCGTAGGGAATTGAGGATCATATGGCGAACCATATCCTCATCGGGCTTGGTCTGCTTAGTCATGTGCAGATGCATCATTACAGATGCAACTGAAATCTGATTCATATCAACTAATATCATAATTATTCTTTCGTTCTATTTAGTAATCACTGTAGCATTGAAACTCATCATACGCCGTTCGCCTTCAACTGAGAATGGATATACCAGATGTTTCAACCAAGCTGGAAATACTAGGAACTTACCCACCTCTGGTTTGAATTTTAGATTGTCGCACCGAAACAACTGAGCCTCACCAAACCCAAACTCAATCAATCCCTTTGCTGGATAGTGGTCCTTGAAATCTTCTTCCCACTCATCATTCATTCCTTCTGGAACCTTGAGATAGATACCAGCAGAGAAGTCAGCATTGTGGTGGTGAAAAGGATTAAAGTCACCAGCATACTGGCTAACCACCCAACTTTGAGTAAGATGAATGTTAGTTAAAGTTGGCTCTTTTCCAGTTACCATTCGAGTCCAAGGATTATTTCTCTTGTGTTCAATCATATAATTCAGATAGTCTAGGCATCCCTGTTTCATTGTCTTAAACAGAAATGTCCTATCATCCTTATCAGCAACAGGAATTTGAATTTCTTTAGTTACCTTGCCAACAAGTTTGTGTGACCAATCCCACTTCTTACTTTTTGCGTCACTAGACAGAATATCATCTGATACATCATTAACAATGCGAACAAACCTATGTGGAACCGTTGTCTCTAGGATTGTTGGACTGAATGGTTCATGAAACTTCTGGGTCATCCTCATCATCTTCTGCTAATATATTAGCGAGCTTAATAATAATATCAAAATCAACTTCTGTTTCAACAGCGTTATCTGGGTGAATCGTGATATCAACAAACTCTTCCATGAACTTATGAGCTGGATGTTCCAGCTCCAAGTCTCTGTAAATAGAACCCTGCACCAACTCAATAACCATCGCCATATCACGAATGAAAGAATTTTCAGAAATATCTATACCGTTCTCGCCCATCGTATGTATCATCTGCACAACCAAACTCTCAGATAGCTCTCCAGCAAACTGAATCTTCTGGCGTATGGCAACAATATTCTTATCAGGATCAGGAAGCTTTACTTTTCTTCCGCTTTTTGCGAGCCACGGGCCCTGGATCACGTTCTCTGGTGCTGGCGTCTCTTGATCGTTCATATCCGATTTCCTCTTCAAGCATTTCTTGTGTATAAGTACATCCCATATCTGGGTAAAAAGTTCCTACATCTCTTTTCGGTTCACCCTTCTTGGGCCCATACCAGTAATATCCTAACGCATAGCAACGATTACGAATCTTACCCTGTTGTTGATCACCATAGAACATATCAATCCAATCGCCATCACGAAGATATCTTTGCATATTGCGAATGTAACCTTCATGGTTAGAAAGTTTTGCGTCTGCACCCTTTACCTTCTGTCGGACAGCTGCTCGTTCAGACTTTGCATATTCCTGTTGAACCTTGATCCACTGCTTGACCTTCATAGGACTCAGTTGATGTTCATCAGGTAAGTTATGCAAACTCTCATGAATACCGGACTTTCCATAATCAGGGTTCTTTGCTGCCCTTACTTCTCTTGCCTTTGCAAGACGTTCTGATGCTGCAGCCTTCTGCTCCTCAGTCATAGGTTTGCGGGGTTTGCGTTTCTTAGGCGCTTTCCATTCACTATTATCTGTGGTAGCAGTTATCTTCTTTCGTGCCATTAGATCAATATCCTTTTTCGATCATCCGTTTTTCAAGATTACGCTTATCACGGCGTTTTGCAGCGTTACGTTCATGGCG